TGAGAGCTTTATTAATCAATCGTCCACCTATTGCACCACCTGCTAATGATGCAGCTAAACCTGGCACACCGCCTGCTAACCCACCGACACCTAGTTGACCCAATTTAAACAATAAATCAGTATTTCTCGCACCTGTTTTTGGATTAAACATAAGATTAAATGCTTCTTTGTTTTTACCAACTAAATCCGAGAAATTTTCTAATTTATCTCTTAATGAAGAATCTTTTATTAAAGCAGTTTTTTGATTCTTACCTAAGTTTTTATATAACTGAGCTAGTTTTACAGGGGATATATTTCCATTTTCATCAGCCGCTCTTGATAAGTATGCATATAATGGTAAATGTTTAGAATCTTCAGGAAGTGCATTTGTTAGTTTAGATGCTAAGAGTGCTCTATCATTTTTACCACCACGCAAGAAATGTGATAACAATGTATCAGGATCACCACCTTTTTTCGTGAATTTAACTATATCTTTATCTTCAAAAGGTGCGAAATTCTTTCCATATTCTTTTTCTGCTTTTTCATATGCATTTTTTAATTCGTTAGATTCAGAATTTGCGATTGATTCGCGAATATCTTGTTTCAATGCATCACCCAAATCCTTCATTAATCCAGATTCAAAGCTATTATTATTTGCATAATAATCGTTTGATTTGTCTCTCAACTTACCTTTTAAAATATTTGATTCGCTTAAATTCTTAGGATTTTCTACCATTAATGCATTTGAATTTAATGATTGAGATTCCGGTTTAGCATAATGTTGGATATCAGATACAAATGACGGATCTAGCTCTCTCTTTAAATCAGATGAATTGTTAATTTTTTTCAAAATTTCATTAGCAGTTTTTTTGAAATTATTTCTATTTATCTTTAATCCAATCTGATCAGCTAAATTATTAACAGCTTTATAATTTTCTTCTTTTTCAGCGCTAGCTTTTTTTGCCGCTTCTTTTAGTCCATTTTGTAACATCACTCCAAGATCACCTGAATCAACATCTCCCCTGGTTTCTTCTAATAAATTATTGCCTTTTCCAATTATGTCATTTGCTGTTCTTTGCATCGTATCTTCTGCACCAGAACCAATAACATGAGGAAGTACATTTTCATAAACACGATTTAAAGTAGGAGATTCAATAACTCTACCTAATCCTGTTTCTGTTCCTTGAGTAACATCTAAATTTTTAGCTAATTGCTCAGGAGATAGATTTCCTCTCAAAAGTGAAGAAGGTCTTAAAGCATTTACAACGCCTTCTAAGGTAGGAGCTATCGCACCACTTGCTAAACCAATAGCAGCCGCTTTACCAGGGTTTTCTGGTTCTTGAATTGCTGAATAAGCCGCTTGAGGAACGCCTAATCTTGCAGATTTATGAAGAAAATTTCCTATTTTTGGGATTTTGCTAATCAAATTACCAGCAGATCCAAGTTCTGCTTCTGGTGCGCCTAACATAGGAGCATATTGTGCAAATCCTCTAATTAACTTATCAGACAATGTTGCAGCATCACCCGTTGGTAAACCAAGCATTTGTGCATAGTCATAATCTTGTTGATGAGGAATATCGCTAGTTTTAAATCCTAACTTGGAAGCTAGCGTATCTTTAGCACCCGTATCTAAGCCTTTCGCAATGTTATAAGGTAAATTTAACGTCTCATGACCGCCTTGTGCTAATCCTGCTAAAATATTCCTTGGCAATTTATGCAAGAAAGATTGCTCATGATCACCTGATGGCATAGCCTGTTTTTCAAGATATGAAATCTCATCCTGATCATGCTCAGGTTGATAATTATTAGAATTAGATTCTAATTCTGCAATTTCATCTTTATCAGTTATAGGCGTCATTATGTTTTATACCATTGGCCGTTAATTTTTACCCTTTGTTTACCGTCTCTTCCAATTGCTGTTGCTTGGATTTGTCCTTCTGGTAATGAAGAAGAACTTTTAGAATTATCAGCGGATGTTTCATTCCCACTGTAAACGCCTGTTCCTTTAAATGCTGATCTATAAGTTTGTAATTCCTGCTTTAAAATATCTTTTGTCGTGTCAAATAATTCTTTAGCAAGCTTTGGGTTTGTAGTCCACGTAGCAGGATCATTTAATTTTTGTAGTCGGTTCAACATTTCAGGCTGAATTGAATCACCATAAAATTGTCTAACTTGATGAGTTAATAATTCAACATTTTGTTTTGCATTTAAATGATTATCATAATCTTTAGATTCTTTTCCGACGGAAGCCGCGCCTTTTTGAAATAATCTATCTAATCCACCTCTCAAACCACCATATTGAGTTAATGCATTTTCATCAATTTTATTTAAAGTTTTCTCAATATTAGTAGCAAGCAAATTTTTCTGTAAAACAGTCGCCGGTACATTTCCTTTGGCACGTGCAAGCTCATATTGAGAGCCAGCATTAGAAATATTTGCATTAGGATTATAGGGGGGCGCACCAGGAACAACAGGAGCACCTACAGGAGTTCCAGAAGGAGAATATCCTTGATTAACATTAGACTCTTCCTCTAACGATCGTCCTTGAGGAGTGGTGTAACGCAAACCCATTGTATCTCTTAATGCATTTTGGTAATTGATCCTAGAAACATCTGAATCTTGCCCTAAATTAAAAGATTTTAATGCACTTTGATACTGAGGGCTGTTTTCTCCATAAAATTGACGCAATGTTTCAAGTCCAATGACTTTCCCAGCTGGACCTGGGATACTTGCACCACCAAATGGCATATTAGCTTGCGCATTTAGCTTTTTAATTTCAGCCGCGTTTTTTTCAAAATTCTGCATATTATTTTTTGTATTAAATGCAGATTCCAACGCAGCCGCAAAAGGACTTTTGATATTTTCTGTATCTTGAAAATTAATGAATGGCATTGACCCTATATTCATATCTCACCCTTATAAAAACAATCCAGCAATATCGCCGATACCGCTCATTAATGCATTCGAACGCGCTTGGTTATATCTATTCTCATCAGCAGCACCGCTTGCAGCTAATCCTGCTTGACCATTCAGCGCTTGCGCTAATGCTTCAGCCATTGAATTAGAAGCATTGAAACCACGATTAGTAAATCCTTCCAAGCCTTGTGTACCTTGGCCAAATATACCTAAAGTATGATTCAACCAATCTTCATAATCCTTATTTGCCATGTTTTCGGCAATGCCTTCATTTTGTTGGACGTGCATTGGTGTTCCAGCCATGCCACCTGCTGCTGCTGCATTATTACCAGCCATCAATGCTTGCTGTAAATTCCATTGATAACCAGGTGATGATTTATATCCTTTACCAATCTCATTTAAGAATCCACCTGGATTACTCGACATCGACGAGTAACGCGACATTAATTCAGGTGAAACCTTATTACCTTGATCAATGTAAGGACTTAAATAAGGACTGATTGAAGAGCCTATTTGTTTTAAATAAGGCATTGCAGCATCGGCGGGATTATTATAACCAGGGCCGTTTAAAATGGATGCTCCACCTATTCCAGCTAAAGCCCATTGGGCTGGATTTGTTCCGCTTAAAAAATTACCTGCCATAATTCATTATCCTTAAGTCAACGTAGCTGTTTTGAAAACTGGCTTACCTGTGCCGTCATCAACAGCAACCCTTAGTGTCTTATCCGTCGAGTCATATAACATAGTACCAAATGCAACTTTGTATTGACCATTCGCGTTTTTAAAATTTTGCAATGTTGTAATGTTTGACGCTGATTGCGTTGGTGCTACTAAGCCTTCATTACTAAAATTTGTATAAAAATATGTAATCAATTGCTCAAAGAAATTTCTTCCAGCACTGGTTAAAACAATTGTTTTATCTTGCAACTCAAACATTGAGTCGATTGGTACGTTCGGAACATTATTTATATTTGTCGTCATTGATACATCTCCAGCTCACCGTCAAAGACAACAAATCTATCAAATCCAATAAAATCTAATTTACAACTTGAATCATTTACGCGACCTAATCGGCGATAAATAAACAAACTCTTCCCTTCACCTTGATCATTCATGTTTTGGCGCCAACGATTACCGAATGTCTTACCGCCATCCCGCGAAATAGATAAATCAACAACGGATGACGAAATATAATTTGTCATTGTTCCCATAAATGCAGTGGTTTGTAAGACAGAACCTGTTTCTGTTGTAAGAAATTTGCCGTCTTCCGTAGTTAATACGGTATAAGGGAATGGCAAAGGAACTGATTGCTCTGTAATCGTGTTTGGTTGCCCTTGTTCTATCGTAAAACCTAAATTTTTAGCTATATAGCTTTGCTGACTTGTTAATCTTATCGGTGGGCAAATACGATAACGCGGAATTTCACGCACCACTTGAGTCGTGTCAGTTGGCAATGAGTATATGTATTTAGTAATTGAAGTATCAAATTCATAAAACTTACCATCTTTGTTACTCACAAAATAATAAGTATTATTAAAGAAAATAACTTTTTTAGCCGGATGATAATTTAAGTTTTCATCTGTGACAGTGAAAAATTCACCCGTATTCATATCGTATAAATAACTTAAGTTATCCGTAGGAAATGCAAATTGATAAATCAAATGGCCATCTTGTCTGAAGAAAAACCCATAGCAATCTGTCGGGTCAGTCAAATTAGATAATCTATAATCAATACCATCTGTGGATATTCTTTTAATGGATGAACCATCTGTAATACTTAATGCAGGCCCTGATTTCTCATTTTGCGATAGCCAAACAACGTATTCTTCATTATCTGCAATTGTCGATGCATTTAAACAGCCATAATCTAAGTTAAACGATGTAGATTTTGCATAAGGAAACAATGCTAAACCTTGATCTGTCCACGATTCCACAACAACTGAACCAAACAAAAATAATAAATTTCCTCGCCCAGGAAATCTTACAGCAGCTAAGATAGTGTCTGATTTAGTTTGAAAAGCACCTGTTTGAGCTGGAATTTCAGCACCCGAATTAGACCATGAAGAAGCACCTGCCGCATCATTATTGCCTGACAAATACCACTTTTGCTTACCAGTCGCAGGAACAATCAGTCGGGTATTTTGAAAAGTAATATATCCAGGATTCGTTAAATCTGCCGGAATTTGAAACTGATTCGCTCCAGGGGATGACGTAGTTGAAATACTAAATGTTGCCGGCGAAGTTCCATAACTATATACATAAATGTTCGAATAATCAGTTATAGCAATTTGATAATTATTGTTTTCATTAATAAAAACATCACCACTGCTTGTTTTCAATGTACCAACTACTTCATAAGTTAAATCTGTATTTATTTGAATAACACTACTACCCGCAACAACAATTGCTATGCCACCTGCAATTGATACGTAAGCGCCACGCCCAACACCATTTGTTACAAGAGACAAAACAGCAGCAAATCCAGCGTAAGGAACCAATCCCTTATCGCTCACGATCATGTTGCAAGTTTCCTCAACTGACACCTTCGAATAACGCCCGAAATGGTTGCCACCAACTATTTTAAGCGGGACAGGCGTTGTTGCCATTTTCGGCGTAGATGTCATTTGTTTCATGTTCCTTTAAATCTAGGTGTCCAGCCGTTATCCCACAGTCCATCCGGGTATATTGCACAAAGCAAAATTTAGGGCCTGCTTCTTACCCAACGTATTAACCTTCTTCATACTCAAATCAATCGGCCCCACATCCATTAGCTTCTTGCGAATCTCTTCTAGTTTTGCTTTTGCAGATGCAGGAAATTCTTCCGCGTAATCCAAGCAGATATACTCGGCTAACGAATATCGCAGATACTCTATATAGAATTGATCGTAAACACCGGATAAATTAGTTTGAAGAGTTACTTCAGTTAATCCAGTCTTGCCCCAAATCTTCACTGGATATACGTCTTGCGGGACGTAATACAAAAACAAATTTCCGCCGCCTAATGCACGCTCAAAGTGATAGGTAAACGGTAAAGACTGAACGTTATCAACACGACCCGGTTGGAAATACTGGTCGCGTGATAAATACTGCATTTGATATCTAACAACACCAATATTGAATGTGCAGGTATCAACACTCAGTTGGTTGGACAAGAAATATTCTTCTTGTCCAACAACCGTATTTAAAGTGGTTTGCGTGTAATAAGGTATTAAACGTAAATCACTGCCTTTAATATCAAGCAAAGAATTCAGAAGATAAAGACCATCTTGAATTTGAGGTCCACTTACCGTTTGAAGCTCTCTACTTACTATTTGTGATAGATAATATGATTTTTCTATCAACTGTAAGGCAGTAATTTGCATAAACTATCCTTATAGGCTAACCGTGTAACCCGCAACGTTAATTGCAACAGAGTCACTTGCGCTTACTTTGTAGCTGATTTCTGGCAGAGCAGAATTCAATTGCGCATTAATATCCGCATTACCTGTAACTACAACAGATGTTACTTGACCTGTGATTGTTACAGCATCGCCTGTTGAGTTAGCGCCATGCATCATTAATTGATGACCAGCTGCAGATGGCGTGTAAGTATAAGCAATGCTAACAGGTAATTGAGAATACCCAG